GTTGCTAATCGTGCAAGTAATACCCGAATCGCATTAGAATCTATACATAATAATTTATGTAATGAAATAGATCAATTGTGTTTTCAATGGATTGGTGCCTCTAATCAACAGTTCATTCAAATGTTCAATGATGCGAGACCAAAAGCTTTTACATCTATCAATTCAATTATACAAGTGGAAGAAGATTTAAAACGGATCGCTGAAAAATTCCGTAATGCGGATGATCAAGATGTTACAATGGAAGAAGGTGCAATGTGTGGTAAGCCTTCTTCTGAAGAAAAAGGATTTGATAGCGGTAAACTAGCTCGAGATATTACTGGTGAATTAACTGGTGAGTATGATATTCGTCGCGTTTGGGATGGTATTGATCCATCTACTGGCGAAAAACTTTCGGGGTGGGAACGTGCTGGAGCAGGTTTCATGGCTGTAGCTGGCCTTACCCCTTTTGGAAAGCTAGCTAAAGTAGGGAAAGGAGTTAAAATGACTACAAATGCGGTTGAAAGTGTTAAGACCGCTGAGAGGGTGGCTGAAGCTAAAAATATTCCTGGTAGAGGCTATCACAAAGAAGTGTATGCTAATAAACCTGTGAAAGTACAAGACGCCGTAACTAAGTGGGATGAATTTTTAGGAACTGGTACGCATACTAATATTCATCCAAGAACAGGATTAGAAGACGCAGATAGAATATTTTCAGCTGATGGAACTAGAAGTATACGATTCGGTTCTCATGAAATGAACTCAAAACCAAGTAAGTTCCACTATCATGAAGAAACATGGACCTATGACCCAGTAAATAATGTTATGAATGTTGACAATACCCTTGTTAGAGTACCATATAAAAAATAATAAAGGAGTAATAAGCAATGAATGTAAAAATAGTAGATATATCAGAAAAGTTAATAGATGGATATAAAGTATTAGTTCAAGTTGATAGCAGTCAATTTATCGCTGAGTGGGACGGCGATAAGCCAGAAGAAAATGAAAACTATAATGTAGAAATAGATATCGATGATGAATTTATATGGAATACAAATATAGCCTTTTCAGATGAAAATGCAAATGCAATAATTCGGAATGATAAAGGCTTTAAAGTCATCGCTAAGCTAGATTATAACAGTGAGGATAACTTAGCAACACTAAATGTCTATGATAGTATAGTACTAATTGATATAGAAGGAATCGAGCAAGATATAGCAAATGAATGGGTAGAAATGCAGTGCACTTCAATTAAGTTATTTAATACCAATTTATAATAGAAACCAAATACAATAACTATGGCATAGTCGTTATAATGTAGTAAGATATAGCAAAAGTAAACTTGTATAAAAAAGCCGTCCAATTTTAAGGGCGACTTTTTTATACATCAAACTATTCTTTTGTTTTATTTTTTAATGTACTCGTACCACCAGTTTCTTTCATCCATCCAAGCTGTAATCTTATCAAGCTCGCCATTAGGTAGTACTTCAGTTTGTAAGTACGCTAAACCAGTTAATGGATTAGAGACGACCTTCCCTTTTATTCCACGCTCATTCATAGCATTTACGACTTCCTGAACCAATGAAATACCAAAACCACCAGATTTAACATATTGATAGCCGCCATTGGCAATAGCTTGTTCTGGTTGTTTTTCTCCTGTAAACCAAGATAATGATTTACTGCCAATCAATTGGTTCAAATCACACTTACCGATACCAGGTACATTACCTGTCTCTGTGTATTGCCAAATATCGCATGGATAAGCTGGCTTGTTACCGCCATAACGAGGAATCCAAACAAAGTCAGATTTTACATTTGCCATACCAAACGGAGCATACATATGATGACCAACGTATAAACCAACTTTCTGAGCACCTAATCGACGTAGTTCATCAATAAATGCTTGTGTGCCCGCTCTCATATCATTCATTGTTTTCACTTCAACATCCGCAACCCATACTGTCGCGCTCTTATCTCCACGGTTCCAGAAGTCACGCGCTTCTATTCTTGCATCATTTTCAGAAACGAAACGACAGAATGCATAGTTACCAAAAGGAATACCATGTTGCTTCATGGCTTGTACATATCCTTTATACAATGGATCTACATAATTTGAACCATCTTGTACACGAGCGATGATGAAATCAATGTATTGCTTTGCTATAGGCCAGTTAATGTCACCATTCCATTTTGAAATATCAATAATTTGTCCCATTACTTAACATCTCCTCTTCTATCTTCTTGTTTTTGTTTACCGCCTAAAATCTCAACTGCATTTGTTAAAGCTTGCGGAAGCGGAATACCCATTCGTCCAGCATTTTCTAAAAGTGAAAGTAACTCATTACCCATGAAGAAGAAAATTGTTGCTTCACGAATAGCACTGTTACTTCCTAACGTTGCATCTAATTGAGCTGCCGCTCCAACTAAAAGAAAAAGCACCACCTTTTTGGCGATGCCTTTGAAACCAACTTTACTTTTTAATTCTCCGTTATACCCTGCTGCAATCATGCCAGTTAAATAATCAATAACTGCCATCGTTACTAAGATTTTCAATGTTGCATCCCATCCTCCCAAGAAATACCCACAAAAGCCACCAAATGTAGCAATAAATGCTTTCATTAATACATCAATACGATCCATCTTTCCATCTCCTTATTTATAATAAAAAAGAGAGACGCTTGTCCCTCTCTCAATAAGTACTTTTATTTTAAGATATTAAATCATCCCTTTTAATATTAAACCCAAGACTGACATAGTAATTGCACTAATAATAATTCGTAAAATCCAAGTTGTATTAATGCTAATCTTTTCTAATTGCTTATTAATTGTAGCAATGTCTTTCTCATTAATTGTTGTGCGAGTTTCTAAATTACGAATATCTCGCATAATTTCTTTTTGTTCTGCTTTTAAACTGTCGATTTTTACATATACATCTTCCACTGTATTCACATCCTTTTAAAATCTTAATAAAGCAATCTCTACATGATATGAGACAACCTTATTTATGGTGAATGCATCACAGAAATTTCAAAACAAAAGCCGTATTTTGTACAAAATAAAAAACAGCTTATAGCTGCTCCTTCTCTATTTGTATTGTATTTTCGTTCGCTGGTGGTTCTTGTGATGGATAAGAACCGGTAAGTGATGTATAACACTCTAGACAAATATTCTTTTTCGCAAATCCCATATCTAGTTCATATAGTCGTGCTCCACGTTTACAAACTTCACACAACGTAGCGATTCGAAATTTTAATGTCCCATCCATCTCTCTCCATACTTCAACCTTGCTAGTACCTTTTGGAATTCCTGCGTTATTTAACATATCCATAGGTATTTGAACGAAAACTCCTGCTTCTGTACGTTCTGCGTCTACCAATCTTCCCATAAAAGGAAACGCATCACCTTCCTGTAAAGGCATCATAGGAATATTAGATTGATTCATTTCTCTATCTCCTTTCTATCCAAGCGCATTAAAGTGCCAACCATTTGAGTTATTGACATAGAACCCAGTTCCACGGCTTCCATCGGTAAAACGGATATGCCCCCATTGTTGAAAGGGGTTTCCTCCCATATTAACTCCTTGCGTTGCTCTGATGTTATTGTGAAACTTCGTCTCTAAAGTTCCGCCTATGTCAAACGTTTTTCTATCTTGTGCAACATTGATTGTACCTTGACTATCGCCAAATTCTAATCCATCGATTGGCATAATACCGCCATATACACTACCACTTTGCGCTTGCCAGTTGTACATGGAAGGGTATATCCCTGTCACCATTTCCACACCAGACACGCAAACAGCAGTTCCTTGTCCGATATCACCTTCTGATTTCAGGCGAATGATTACAGCGTGCTCGGTCGGTTTGTAACTTGCTGGTATCGTAATTGTGAATGCTCGCCTTTGAATATCACCATAGTACGTGCTAGGGGAATCAAAAGACTGGCTTACTTCATACCACGTCGTATAGTGGACATTGTCATCGTACTTTACATATAAAATTTGTATCGTAGGTTTGGCTGTAACACGTTGACCGTTTATTGTAGCAGCACGAAAGTGCGCTGATACGGTATAGATGTTCCCTGGATGAACTCCATTTTTCACCGTAGTTTCAACATAAGAATTTCTATCCACCCTAGTTGCATTTACCATTCGCTCATAGCTAAATGCCAACGTGTCATTTTCAATTACAACAGAACCGTTTTTCTTCCAAAATCGTCCTGTTTCAAACCATGAAAAAGCTGTGTTACCTGGCATAACCTGTTTAGGAACACTCGAAAAATCATGGTCAATAACAAGGTTTCGTTTGGCTAGTACCGTTGTTTTTAGTCCTCGTTCATCTTCGAAAAGAAAATCTAGCATTTTAATCGTTATACCGTTTTTGTCGATGAGTATCTTATCACCACGAACGGAGATAAAGTTTGTATCAATACCTTTTGCAGTTAGCCATTTCACCATTGTATCGGCATTAATATTCAGTTTCTCAGCATCAATTGTAATTTTACCTGGTGACATATTGATAGAAGTAATGATGCCGTCCTTTAAAATCTGCGCTAGAATTCCTTCATCTAACACCTCTAACCTAGATTCCGTTTTCTTGACATAGGCATTATAAGTCTCATTTATAAACGTTTCTTGTTTTCCAGAGATAATTGAAATGCCATCTTTAGTAGTGTTGATACTTCTTTCTAATTCTGTTACTTTTTTATTGTAATCTTCAGTCGCTATCTTATCGGCCAACTCTTCCATGATTTTATCTTTATCTACAATATCAACAGGATTCTCCTGAAATGAGGAAGGTTTATCGCCAATTTGCAACATAGGTTGCGCCGCCCACAGCCTTCCATTTCTACGTAGCCAATATTGTACTTGTACTTTTTTCGTTCCTTCTACAAGTAGACCAAACACATGATGTCTGATCCATATGCCTTGCGTTAACGTAATCTCTTGTCCGTATTGCTTTAACACATTTCCATTTGCATCTAAACATTTCAGTTCCATTTTTGCGCCATTATCAATACTAGACTTATTATCTGTATAAAAGTATGCGGAAAAAACGTAATTCCAACCTGGTCCAGCATTTATAAGTTCGTGTGAAGCTCCTCTGTATACGTCTGCTGTATTTCCTGTCGAGATTGTACGAAGTGTATTACAACCCTTATATAAAATGGTTGTATCTCTTGTTGTTCCTGATTGAAGCACCCAATATTTTGTGTCATTTTTCCATAAGACGTTACGTAAAACAGTTTGATTCCCTATACCACCGACATAATCCTCAACATCTTTCATTTTCAGCTGTAATTTTAACGTTTCAGAATGTTGTTCTATCGTTGAAGTAGCTTCGCTCAGCTGCTTTCCCTGCTCAGTTTGTGTTTCCTGTAATTTCTTCACACTTGCAGTTGTTCCTTCAGCATTTTTTTCTACAGTGTTAACACGTTCACTAAAATCGACTTGTGTTTTTTCTACTGTTTTAATAGTTTCTTTAATTCCATCCACAGTTTGTTCAATATCGGTTGTTTTTTTCGTGAACGTTTCTTTAGAAGTAACTTCATCATTAGCAGGTTGCCATGTAGTTCGAATGTTACCTTCTTCAATTTTTGCATGGTGGGAATTCAAATTCCCATCAATATTACGACCAGAGTAGTAGAACTTAATCTGAGTGATATCTTTATCTTTCGTTTTAAACGTTACGTATAGTGGCTCATCTTTGTATTCAACATTAAGTGACAATTTACTATCCGCTCGTACAGACTTCCATTCTTGCTCCCCATCTGAATACGTTATTGCTGCTTCTACACCAAACCAAGGATTTGTATTAAATTTTGTCATCTTTCCAGTGAATAAAAAGGAGATGGTAATTGTTTTGTTTCTATAATTAATCTTATCCGAAAGAGTCATTTGTTTACTATCGGACCAGGTTCCAATCATATTCTGTTTATTTAAACCTAATTCAGAACCACTAGCTAAATTGATTGATCCTACAGAAATGTTACTCATATCAGTCTGTAATTGTTCAATTGTCTGCTTATTTGAAGTAGCTGTATTCTTTATTTCATTTGTTGTTTTTGTTAAATCGTTTGTTGTTTGCTTCACATCGGCAATAGTTTGTTTTGTACCTTCAACTGTATCTTCCACTGTATTTAATTTTTCAGTGATTTCACCGTTTTTTTTTGTTAATAACTCAATAGATTTAGTAAAACCTTCGTTGGTTTGTTTCATTTCAGAGACAGTTTTGTTAATTTCACCTTGAGAGTTTTGCACATTTTTAATAGTTAAAGAAACTTCCTGAAGATTTTCTTTTACTTCCTTGAATTGGCCATTAGTTTCACTTTGTGCTTCTTCCACTTTCTTATTTAATTCTTCTTTGGTGAGTTGAATACCCTTACTAACCTGCTCCAGTGTATCTTTCTTAACTGACTCCATATCAGGAATAAGGAGCTCCCAATCTTTACCGTTCCACACTTTTAAAATACCAGGTTTACCGTTACTAATATCTCGCCATAACGTCTTACCGATTTTAAGATTCGTTGTTGGCGGATTTACAGCTTCGATGATTTCCACTGTATTATTTTTTAAGTTTTCTTGAACCTTTTCGGCTAATTCTTTTGCTGCCTGACTCTCTTTTTGAGCTTGTTCAGCAGTCCCTTTCGCTTCTTCAGTTAACCTTTCTAGTTGTTCTAATAGTTCTTTATTGGCTTTATTACCTAAAGAAGCAAGTACTCTATTGTATAATTTTCGCATCTCTTCATTCGGATCGGTAATTTCACGATAGTCACCAAATATATATTTATCTTGTGAAGGATTCGTAAACGATTCATCACCAGCAATTGCCCTTGCTTCAAGATACAATTTAGGTGTAAATCCCGTATCTTTAATTCGAATTGTATCGCCTTCATTAATTAACTCATGGGCTAGTCCGAACACACGACCAATTGATTGCGCTTCAACTTCATATAAAACAGACGCATTTACACGTTTTTTTAACTCTGTATTCATAAGAGTCATTAAACGTTTGGCATCCATGTCATCGTTTTCTGTCTCTGGACTATAGAAACCAAATTTATGCTGTCCCTTCTCACTCCATCTTTGAAAAGCATCATTGTCCACAAGATAAGGAACACCGTTATTTATTTCTGTAATGGTAATAAACTCTCCGCCTTCTTTTTTTACGAAACCCAATAAGGCTGTACAAATGTTTTGAGAGTTCTCAATACGTTTAACTCCTAGCAAGTCTTTACCAAGGGTTATTTCTTTCCCTGTTTCTTGACCACGCTTTTTTACCATATCTACATAACGTCCAACGATTTGAGAGCCTACAACTTCAGCACGGTATTGTATTTCTAGTTCGAATAATGATGCTATCTTTTTTAGAAAGCTTAATGGATCAATAAATTCATCAATCGTCATAGAACGAAAACTAGCATATTCTAAATTCCCCTTTTGCCACTTTGTGCCTGCAAGAGCGATATCAACCATTTCAATTACGGTTTTACCTTCTAATTTTTGTGGAGGGATAATTCCAGCTTTAGCAAGTTGAATCCATTCTCCTGATGCATAAGCAATCACTGATCTATCATCGGAATTCTTTTCAATTTCAGTAATTACATAAGGAACGATACGACCATCGCGCACTTCTTTTAACACTAAGTTTTGCTGCATAAGTGTGGATGAATGCCTAGTATTATCAAATACATGAAACTCTAATGTATCAATGTTATTTTTGATTTCCCAATGTCTTTTATCATCCCAATAATCTGTAGGCTGAATAGAGGCTACAATTTGTTCTGTTTTAAAATCAACAACATGCAATTCACCACTTAGCGTTCTCATCTATATCTCTCCCTGTAACTGATTGTAGCTGTAACATCTGGTGGCATAATATCAATACGATTATCTCCACGTATAATCTTAGGAAACTCGCTGAATATATCTTTAATATTAATGGCATCTTTCCCGTTAATCGTAACAAGGCTTCTTTCTGTATCGATAATTACTTTATCTCCTGCATCGAAAATATACGGTTTTGTATTAGACGGGACTTTGTTCACTTTCCAAATCTTTAAATCATCGATTTGCATTACATCAACAGGTTGGTTATTATCCCACTTACATATCGCAATCATAACTTGTGCAATTTTTCGTTCTGTCATTGGATTTCCTACTTCATCGATCCACTTCACTGGAAGTGATGCATCATCAATTTCAGTACCATCTCTGAAACGCGCTACATAAACAGACCATTCCTTACCTCGTCTTGCTATACGTAACCTACCGTAAAATTGATTAAATGTATTAGGATGCGCTCCGTTTGTATCTACTAGTTTTCGTATACTGTTGGGTGTTCCGGTATTTCCAATTCGCATGTAAGCTTTTGTGATTTCAGCATCCCAATATAAATCGCTCATGTTGATTCGTGCGACAATATTACTTGCATCATCCAAAAGCAATACCTCGACACGCCCCATTTCCCCAATACTTTTAGATTTCAAACGCACCCATGTCTCCATTTCAAAGTCTTGTAATGGTCCACCAGGAATACTTTTCTTTGCTATCGCACCATGAAAACCTTTTTCTTGTCCGTAATCTTCACAATAAAGTGCATAACCACCCCTGGATTTAAAACTACCTGTACCTTTCATTTCTTCAACTTGTCCTGTAACAGGAGTCCATCCTACAGGTGTAGTCATTTCATCCCATAACACACGCTCACGTTCTTGTACCGTTGTTTCCTCCACAGTTAATGGATAACCAATACGGAAATAGTTTCGTTCTAAAGGATATTTACCAAACCATACATCTAAAAAAGTGCTTGGTTTTTTTACAGTCATTTCAATTAATGCCGGAGCTTCTACGCTTCCTTTATTCGTGAAATAAGAAGTAATCTCAGTAGACCAACTTTGTGTGAAAGTGTGAGTCTGTACCTTTCCTAATTTATAAGGCATCGGACAGATAAATTTAATTGTACCGATTCCAAGTGTTACAAATTCATCTGGATCAAAGCTATCATCTACAACGGCTAAATATGTTCTATTTGGTTCTACATCGAAAGTAAGCTCTGTTGGTTGATCTGTAATTAACCAATCTGCAATTTCTTCTTTTATGATTTCTAAATCAGATCCATCAGGAACGATAATTCCTACAGGAATAGCTAAAACACGCATTTCGATTTGTGTGTTTAATAGCCTTGCACCTGGATAACCAGGAACACTTAAAAAATTCCTTTTTAATGGCGCCCAAGTTGGTCTTTTCCATCCTTTTGCGATTTGAATAAAGTCTTTTCGTTCGTTATTAAATGTAAAAGAACTCATGTTGACACCTCATTTCTTTATAAAATAAAAGAAACCTAAACCTAAAAGTCTGAGTTTCTTTTTGTTTCTCTTTCTTGATACTCGGTTGTATATCGATACGTGCCACGCGCCACATCTCGCCCCTCTAAAACAACAGGAACTTCAACAACTAAATCGCCACCAAGCATTGGAAGTACTCCACCGTCAGATGATCCTGAAGAGTAATTAAATACCTGATTTGATACACTGTTTGTCATGGCTTGTCTGCTATTTGACATACTTCCATACACACCACTCATGACAGTCTTTAATCCTGATAATTGACTTACAGAACTAGCCATCATACGGCTCATATCACTCATTAATTGATTTATTTCACCAGGCATAGTAAATTGTTCACGTGGCATGGCTGCTGCAATTCCAGCACCAATTGATCCGAGCGTCTTTTTATTTAAAGGTAAAACTGCTTCTGGTCCAGCTTCTCCAGCTCCTTGCAAGTTTCCACCCATCATTCCAAAGATAGTTGGTTTAGTGAAAATGCCACCTTTTGCCCGCCAATCTATATTAATTCCCGATGGGAAAGTAATGTCTTTTCCTAAAACGTTTTTCGTACTAGTTTGCAAGCTAAAGTGTGGAAGAGGTGGCATTTCAGGTTTTGGGATTTTCAACTTCAGATTTTCAAAGAATCCCTTTATTTTACCGACAAACTCTTCTACTCTTCCAACCGCATCTCGTATTGGATCAATAATAAATCGTTTTGCTGCTTCAAATTTTTCTTGTGCTGCACTCTTTACAGAATCGAATTTTTCTCTAGCTGAATTATATAAATCAGTAAATTTTTGCTTTGCCTGATTATAAGCGTCTGTTACTGGTTGAATCACATATTGCTTTACTAAATTCCAAGCTGAAAGTGTATAGGACTTTATAGATTCCCAATTTGATAATATCCAGTTAGCTAAATCTGCAAGTTTTTGCTTTGTTGTATTCCACAATTCTTGAACAGGTTGAATAACATACTGTTTTATTAAATTCCACCCTGCTAGTGTGTAAGACTTCGCTAATTCCCACTGTGAACTAAGCCAAGAAACTAAATCACTAAATTTTTGCTTCACTAAAGTCCAAGTTTCCTGAACTGGTTGAATAATATATTGCTTGAATAATCCCCAAGCAACTTGCGCCACAGCTTTTGCAATTTCCCACTGCGTACCAAGCCATGCGACCAATTCACCAATTTTTGCACTTACCCAGTTATACGCTTCCTGAATCGGTTGAATAATATATTGAGATATTGCCGCCCAAGCAATTTGGGCACCTGCCTGTATTAATAACCACCCAGCTTGTAGGACCGTTGAAATCAATGAAATAATTGGATCTAAAAATGTAAAGATAGATTGCCAAGTTTCCACCCATCTTTGGAACAACTGTATAAAAAATTGAGACGCTGTTTCTACTAAAGATGAGAACCAACTTGATACAGTCTCAACCAAGGAAGATAACCATCCTACCGCTGTTTCAACTAAAGAAGATAGCCATGATGAAGCCGTCTCTACTAAAGATGACCAATAAGTTGATGCCGTTTCAACCATTGACGATAACCATGTTGTCGTTGATTGTACTAAAGATGACCACCAACTAGACACTGACTCTACAAGGGAAGATAGCCATGATGATGCTGTTTCGACTATGCCACTCCACAATTCGATTAAATAATCTTTAATAAAATTATAGGTCTCTATCGTCCACTGTTTTATAGAATCCCAATTTTTATAAATAGCGATACCTAAAGCAACTACTGCCGCAATAATAATAGGAATTATGGCGACGATTCCTGCTGCGACAGCGGTTGCGACCCCTAAGGCGGATGCTATTACTCCGACTATACTCATTATTACTGAAACTATAGGAGCAAGCGCTAAAATCGCACCAGAAATAACCCCAATAGCTACTGCAACAGCTGCTAATGTGGCTGCTAACTTCGGATTATTTGAAATCCATTCTGCAAATTTAGAAATAACATCCGCTATTACACTAAGAACTGGCTGAAGGGCAACTTGTAAATCCTGCATCGCTTTTTGAAATTTAACTGCTGGGTTTGCATCCATTTTCTTAATGGAATCATTCAGTTTATCTTGTTGCTTCCCAAAATCAACTGTTTTCTCTTTCGCACCTAGCAAAGTATTAATGATGTTTTGCCCTTGATCTTCATACATTGTCCCGAAAAATTTAACACCTAATTCATTACGTTTTGTTTCATCTTCAACCTCTGATAAAGCTTGTGCAATTTCCGTCATTGCTGCCGATCCCTCTTTACCGCCTTTAGCTACTGCCTGCCCCCATTTTTCAACTTGTTCTGCTGAAATTTTTGTTCCTTCAAGAGCTTCTGTCATAGCTTTATCAACACCTTGACCGAATTCAGCTGCTTTAATACGTCCTTCTTTCAATCCGTCTAAGAGGTTATCAATATTCCAAGTACCTGTTTCAACTCCAGCTGCCATAATAGCCTGTACTTCTTCGGCATTGTAGCCTGCTCGCGTAAGCTGACCACCATATTCTGCGATAATATCTAATTGTTCTGGTGGAAAACCCATTTTTAATAAGGCATCAGCCATACCGAGAGCGCCTTCTTGCGAAATGCCTAATTCATTACCAATTTCATTCGTTTCTTGAATTAATTCAGTAAAATCTATGCCAGCATAAGCATTAGAAATAACAGCTGCACTCTTTACGAAAGAAGCATTTGCTTCATCACTAACATCTTTATTCAAAGCCCATTGTCTTCTTACACCTTCAAGTGCTTCCTCTGCATCTAATCCATATGCTGAAATTCCTCTCACAGCATCCTCTACTGATTTCTTTGAGGATTCAGGAACATCAAATCCTATTTCAATTTTTGTTTTTAATTTGGACATATCTAATGCTTTTTCAATAGCGGCTGAAATACCGCCACCAGCTGCCAATCCACCAATAACATTTTCAAGACCAACTTTTAAGCCTGCAAATTTTTTCTCTGTTCTTCCCGCTTCTTGTTGTAATTCCCTTAGTTCATTTTGTACTTGCTGAATTGAATTACCAGCATCCACAGATCGTAACGCACGTTGTAATTTTTCGATATCAGCTTCAGTTCCTAATGCTTCACGACCAATAATCCCAATCGCTTGCTCTAACTGACGACTTGTAGCTGTACCGTTTTTAATTGCATTTACAAGACGATTACCTAATGCGCCTGCAAAATCATCTACGCTTTTCCCTGTAGCACTAAACAATGTTTCTAATTGTCTTGTTGAACTTGCTACATTCTCTTGTTCAACTTTCATATTACCAAGCTTATTTTTCAGACCATCAAGTGACCCTTGTGTAAATTCAATTTCACGTCTAAACGCACGATATTGTTCTTCAGAGATTTTTCCGTTTTGGAATTGCGCTTGGACTTGTTGTTCGGCCGCCTTCAATTTATCTAGCTTTTCCGTGGTATTTTCAATTTGTTGTGTAAGTAATTTTTGTTTTTGAGAAAGTGCCTCAACATTACCAGGATCAAATTTTAAAAGACGTTCAACATCTTTTAATTCTTTAGCCAAAGCATCACTTTGTTTATTAACATCTTTTAACGCATTTTGTAATGGTTGAGTATTCCCGCCAATTTCAATCGTAATCCCTTTAATTCTTCCTGCCATTTTTTCACCCCTTTCTTAGAATGAATCGAAGTCTTTTTGATTTGCTTTTCTAACTTTCGTTTTATCCGGATTCTCCATTTCAGTAAATTCAGCAATATAATCAAAACAATCACCGATTGTCATATCTTCTAAATCCCAACTTGTTAGTTTTGCCTTATAACAAAGAGCAAGGAACGTATCGGATGTTAATTCTTCATCACCGAAAGTCCCTTGCTCTCCATTATTTTGTGTTATTTTTTTTTTGCTCCCATAGTAACTTGGATTAAATCCATAATTTCCGGCATGATGTCTTCGATTGGGAACTCCTCAAATCCATCTAGCCACACCATAGGATCAGGAATACTTTGATCCGCCGTTTTAGCGAATAACCAAGTTAAATCATAAATAAGTTCAAAATCCACATTACTTAAATCAACATTAGACATATCAATAGGTTGTTGCGTACCATCCGGTGAAGTTAATGCGCTAATTGCTCCTAATCCCATCAAGTCTGCAAATAAATTACGTCTAAATTGAGCCTTATAACGTTTGACTGTTGCTGCTGTACTTTTAAGTCGAATTTGTTTTCCGTCTATTGTAATTGTCTTTTCCATTCGCTATTACGCTCCTTTTGGTGCTGCTGGTTTTTTAACGTACACTTCTTTGTACCAATTATCATAAATAGCTTGAGTTGTTTTAGATGTTGTCTTCGTTTTAACCATTGGTCTTTCGCCAGGTGCTAAAACAATCGGACTAGATACAAACTTCAATTCATTTGTATTTGGTTCAGCTGAATTTGTTTTTGTTTTAGATGCGAGTGTCGGACGACTCGCCGCACAGTTATACATAACGTGTCGAGTTGCGTTCACATCGCCATCGAATTCAAATAGTAATGCGAATGATTTTCCTTTGGCATCAGCTAACTCATTTAATACACCGTCTGTTTCATCTAATTGCTCTCCTAATGCATCGATAGCAAATTGTTCCGGAATAGTTGCAATAGATAGCGTACCATCGTAACCTTGGTTGTTACTTGCCGCATAATAAAGCATGTCATCAGCATAAAATTCAATTAAATCACCGCGTGGTTCAAAAGTTAGTTCAACCCCACCAGGTAATGGAACTGGAGTACCAAATTTCACTATAAAGTCTTGAATATCAATTGGTACATAATGTACATTCTTCAAACCAAATGTGACTTTATTTTCTTTATTCATTTACATCAACCTCATTTCATATATTTTTTGATACATTTTTTCAGATTCAATAAAAGTCCCATACGAGTCATAAGGGATTTCATGATCGTCTAGGACTTTTTCAAGTTTGGCTTCTGCAACTAAGTCTTTTTTAGTTGTATAAAGCTCAATGTTTAAATCATTTATTTTATGGTAGGCCTTGTTATCAGCCATTAAATTTGCTGATCCGTCCACAAGAAAACAAATATAAGGCGGCGCCGGAACTGGCTTGGTTGGTGTTGCTGTAAAATGAGAATAAGCCACAGGATAACCTGTAGCTTCAAGAATTTTTGTTAATTCACCTAATGTCATTATCCAAGCGCCCTTTCAATCTGTCTTGGTAATTCATTAATTACATACTCTTCAACTGGACGAATATGAACTTGAGCCGGAACACGCCCACCGCCAACTTTCGCATGTCCCTTTTCTAAAAGATGCGTTAATTGTCCTTGAGTATTATGAATAACAACACTATTACCTTCTTTCTTCTTACGCCACCCTTTACGATAAGCACCTGTTTTTTTAGGGCTGTTTTGTTTTAATTTACTTACAGCAACATCAGCAACTTCTTCTTGCGCTGTCAATAATTCTTCTTCCACAACATTGGCATATCTTTGTAATTCTCTAGCAAGTTCACTCGCAAAATCGTTCATATTAAACATGCTCCTTTGCGATAATAGTCAATGTTTGATACATTTCATCATCATTCATTGGCGGTTCGATAATATCAAAGATACGATCCTTCATTTTAATTCGCATTAACTCTGTAATACCTGTTGTATAAGGAATAACAAACCGATAAATTCGTGTGGACTGTGAAGCCGAAGCTTCAATGTACTCCGAACCCTTCACCGTTTTGATCATCGCCCATGCTTTTTTAACTTCTTGCCAATTACCTGTTTCAATTTCTTGATTCAATTCATCTCTTATTACTTCAGGTTGTTCAATTATGATTCTATTTCTACAATCACCTGTATTTAGTGGCTTTTTGTACTGAAAAGGACGCATATCATTCACCGTCCAACTTAATTTCTTCTAATGCTTTTGCAATACCAAAACTATTAATTTCGGTTAAAAAATTATTAGTAAAATACTCAAGCGCATCATTATAAACATAGCGAGAACGCTCAAAAACTAATTCTTTGAACGTCTCATCTTCGTTTATGTCATATGCTCCACAATCTTTTATTAAAGCTTTATTGGATGCAAAAAGGATGCGTCTTAGGTTATCATCTTCATCATCACCTAAGTGCATCCTATCTTTGAATTGCTGTAATATTTCATTTGAAATTACTGTATCCATTTACATCATCCTTGTGTTGGTGGCGTTACTTCTTCAAGTTTCAATGTATAAACTTGTGAAGTGTATTTATCCTTCGGTTTACCTGTAGCATATTGTTTAGCAATATAAACAGTTGCATCTTCTAAAGCTAATGTTTCTTCATACTTCTTGATTGGCTCTGTTCCACCCATCGCTGCAATGTATTCCCCTTTAACAAAGAAAACCACTTGTCCTTGAGGTACAAATACAGATTCTGTTGGGATTGGATTAAAAGGTAAGCTCGTTACATATACACCTGCCGCATTTTGAATCGTAGCATTTGCTTGAATATCAAAAGTATCGAATGGATTTGTTACCATAACTACTTTACCAGCAATATTTTTTGGACGATCTGCATCTGTTTTACCATCAGGATTTAATTTTTTAGCCAATAATTTGACCACGCCTTTTAATTCATTAATTGTTTTGCGACCAGGCTCAAAAGTTAAAATTCCAGCAACTTTTTTATCTGGATATACTCCATTCGTGACACTTCCGCTAGGGTCTTTTAATAATCCAATAGGTTCATTTTTACCCGTACCAGCTACAAAACCACGTTCTAAACCTACTGACATCGCTTCTGTAATCATAGTACGAACATATCGTTCCACCCATACTGGACCAAGTTTTAACATGTCGTTTGCTAATGGAATAAACGCAGTTAATTTAAGTTGAGTAATAGATTCTTTTCGGAATGTAGCATTTAATTGTCCTTTAATATCACCAAATAATGGTCCCCATACAGCTGCACCCTCTGGATCTCCATAAATAAATTCTGTCACGGCTCCTAAATTCTCTAAACCGATATGCTCTAGTAACGGATGACCTTGAACTAAATCATCAAAAATTCTCTCTTGTGTTGTTTTAGGTAAAGTTTCAGTAGATTTAAAACCACCATCTTCAACAACGGCATTAAAGAACTTCATTTCTTCACTTGTTAGTACATTAGCACCGCGAGATTGCATAATAGAACGATCTACCATTGATTCATTTACTTGATTTAAGATATCTGAACGAACATCTGTAGCGAGTGCTTCAATCATGGAATTTAACGCTGCTGATTGTTCTTCCGCTGTACCTTCTTGTGTTGCTTTCGCGAAAGCTAGTTTCTTCTCTTCAAAATTATTAAACTTAATAACCATATTTTATTTTCCTCCTAAAGTTAAAAAGAGCGTACTCAGATTCTGTTTTGTATTAACAGGCTCTTGAATAGGCTCTTTGGGATCTTGATTGTTTGGTTGTTTCATATACTTAGCTACTAAATCTTCTTTAAAATTTTCTACAACTTCCACTTCTTCATCTTCTTGCGTATCATCAATTTCAATTTCATCTGCAATTTCATCAGCTAAACCAAGAGCAACCGCTTCTTCTGCTGTTAGCCAAGTTTCATCTTTTAAAAGTTGTTTTAATTCTTCGTCTGTCCCAACAAAACGTTTTTTATAAGATGCTGCTAAAGCTGAATCAATCTTTCGTAAATCTCGTGCTGTTTTTTCAAATAAATCTGCATTTCCATATTCAAAGGTACTTGCTTGATGAATCATCATCATAGTATTACTAGGCATAATAATTTTATCACCTGCCATTGCAATTACAGACGCGGCACTAGCTGCCCAACCATCAATATGAACTATAATTTCTGCACTATGCTGCTTTAATTGATTACAAATTGCTACACCATCAAAAGCGGAACCTCCACCCGAATTAATATGAACGTGAATTTTTTCTGCTTTAACATCTTGAATTTTTCTTCTTACCGCTTCAGCATTGTTTTCACTAAACCATCCACCAATTGACCCATAAACAGTTAATTTGTATTCATTTTCACCTTTAGCTTCAAAACGAATATCTCGTTTTAAGTTCAAAAGCTTATTCATATTCACATGCTCCATCATTTCTCACCCCCTTCAGATTCATTTAATTTTGTATAGTTCTTCGTAATATGATGGATATTTAGATTTGGATCATCCGACTCCTCATAATCTACTTCTGAACGAATTTCATTTCCTGTAAATGCACTTGAAGAAATGAGTTTATCAATACTTGTCGCAAGATCAAATATACTTTGATAGGAAACAGCCTTAACCTCAATTTTTCGTCCTAAAAGATATTCACTCATTTCAAAGAATTTAACGTTCGCTTCATCAGATAGCTTTTTTAATAATGGTCGTACTGTGAAAAGCATATAATTTTTCGTTTACTTTTCTACATCAGCCATTTCTCCATATATCAGAGCTATAGGAATACCAATTGCCATAGCTACTTGATTCAAGAAACCATTTGTTACTTTATTGATTTCTTCCACACTTGGACCATTTGCAACACCATTGTATATCTCGTTATAATTAATACCTTTTTGCTGTGGAACAATAGCTATATCTTTTGAACCGATTGACTTATACATATTGTCTATAAACTCTTGTAGCTTTGCTATTTGTTCCTCAGTTTTAGCACCAATCATATCCATATCAACCGTGCCACGAACTTGATTTTTACGTTTCTGTGAGTTTAGTATCCTACCAAATAAATCACCGTAATCTGCAAACAATCCATCAATAAGTGGAGATAATTTATCATTCCGATACTTCAAATGAATAACTTCGCTTTGCTTAAAACTTCTCTTAAACGTATAATCTTTTACCCTTACATCAGTAAAGGTATCTTCAAACACAGCATACTCATTATGTTGGAATCCATCTGCAATAAGTAAATCACCATCATCTGCTTGTATGACTAAACACTCATTATCATAAATAAGTTTGCGAACAAACCTTTCCCAAAAGGTACTTGCGGTCATATTCTTGTTTGGTCTTACATTTAATCGATAATAAAGCTCATCCTTCTTAAATGCTTTACCATTTCTTACTCTAAATTCAGATTGACTAATTGTTCTTCCTAAAAATGAAACGCATGTATCAATCGCCAATCGTTTCATATGAAGTCTGTTTGCTGTATCAGTTATTATGTCCAGATCCAGCATGAATTCTAATTCTTTATTTCTTTTAAATACTGAACCTAACCATCCAATGATTATCACCCCCTTTATTAGAATTTAATGTTACCTATAACAAAGTCAGTTGCTTCTTGTATCTCATCCGCCCGATAAAGAGCATGAACAAAACATTGGAACCCATCTGTTTTTCTACGAACAGGCTCTTTCTTTTCGTATATTTTATTTCCATCACTTTTGATAACAACCAATACATTTTGTGTATACCAACGCATTAGCGGATTATCATCAAAAACAATTTGTTTATTTGCAAACGCCATTTCAATACGTGGAGCTAACAAACTATGAATTGCTTTTGGGTTTCGTATAACCTCTATTTCAAATCCTTCTGCTACCAATAATGGTCTTATTGCTTCCATTCTGAAGTTATCAGCTATAATCTTTTTAATCCCATATTGTTCACGCATTTCTACAAACCAATCAACAATGTGCTGAGGATTAATAGTCGGTTCATCCACAACTGTTAGTAGTCCTTGCTCTTCCCACTCTTTAATTGGAGCGAATTTTTGTTTCTTGAACTCGCCTGCTTTTTTAGAATATCCGTAATAGATATCAACAAATTCTTTTCGTACAAAGGAATGAGTTTTAAAGATATATTCACCATTTTGTCTAAATAAAAGACCACATGCCGCAAAGTCCCGAATACTCGCAAAGTCTAACGCTCCTATGCATTCTTGGGCATATAAATCAGGGAAAGGACGATTTGTAGCAAGGATTTCTGACCATTTCGCAACAGATCTTTCTAAATTTGTAACAGGTAAGTTCATTCGCTTTGTCATGAACTCTTCACGGTTACTTGGATCGTCCTCTAAATCCTCATACTCTTCTTTTATTGTTTCAAGCAAACCTTCAGCATACTCACTTAACGGCTGAGATAACATTGGGTTTGCCATTTCCCAATTATCCGGATCATCAACTTCTTTTTCATCATTCAATTTGCAAATGAACGGAAAGATAGCATTCGGACGTGCTTCACCATTTAATACCTTCATTGCTTTTTCTTTTTGTTTATCTAAGAAACCATCACGAACATATCCATCTGTACCAATGTAAAACTCACGTGGATTTTTCTTTTTCCCTAAACCACTAATGTGGACTCGAACATCTTTATTACTTTCATATTGATGTATTTCATCAAATACGACTGCACCATCACGTAATCCATCTTTTGTATCTCCGTTAGATGTTCTAAACTTCAAAACACTTCCAGTAGCTTTAGAAACCGTTTGAGTTAATGTTGTTTTAAATGCTCTTTGCAATATTTCATTTCGTTTGACGCATTTATGAACTTCATCTGGACTCGTTTTTGCCTGCTCTTCACTGTTTGCAACAACAGAAATGTTATACTCCGGAATACCATGCATTTCACTAATTAAAAAATGAATAATGACTGATATTAATCCGTTTTTACCGCCACCACGTCCAAGCATCCATAGGAACTTCCGATAAAATACACGTCCGTTTTTCTTATAAAATAAAAAAACGAATGCTATTAAGAATTTCTGAAATGATTGTAACGGAAAGTACCATTTCTCTCCAAAGCGAATACACTTCTCAATCATTTCATCATCAAAATACAAATCGTCTCTGTTCAAAACATATTTTTCTAGATAGTCAATTAACAGTTCTCTTTCCTTATTGAACTTTATTTTTCCACTTCTATAAAGTTCAATGTATTCATCTACATACTTTTGCCTAATCATATTAAATCACTTGGACTGTATCCCGTATTAGAAGCACCAACTTTAGGAACAAATTTTATATCTCTTCCTAAAGCAATTAAAGAACTGTTAATTTTGTTTCTCTCACTTATAAGAGGGTGGGCTTTAACAAAAACTTGGGAACCATTTTTTACTGTTACAGACTCGCCTTCTTTATTAATGGTTTTATTTATTTTTCTAAATGCTTTGACGAGATCAATATATCTTTCTACTTTTTCAACTTCGACTAAATCTGCAATATCAATACTATTCATGAGCTGTTCTTTTAACCTTACAATACTAACAGCCATCTACCCACCCCCCCTAACGTGCGTAATTTCGAAAAAAACCTGACAGTTAACCCCCTCCTCCGGTGCCCCTTAGAGCATTTTTTGATGAAATTTTTTAAGGGGGGTGTTATAGTTGATTCTTTTTTACCACTTTTCATCATGTTCCCATTTATTCTGTTTCTTTTCGTAAACTCTTCCGTGTTCTTTGTTATGACAATTAACACAAACTGTTTCTAAATTATCCTTTTCTAATGCCAGTTCAGGATGATGTTCAAGCTCTTTTATATGATGGACAACGAGTTGAATCTTCTTACGCTTGGCACTCTCACTGTACTCATTGGTATCTGTTTGCACTCGACCATTGCGCTTACACTCTTGGCATTCATAGTTGTCTCGCTTCTTTACTTGCTCGCGTATACTCTTCCACTCACCACTGTCATAGAACTTACGCTTCTGTTGTTTGGTTTTGTATTCTTTCATTGTTCCTCATCTTCATTACTCCAGTTACATGCAAAAGGATATCGCTCAATTGATACCGTACGAACATCTCCTTCTTCTGTTAACGTTAGTTCTAACTTCCTTATGCCTTCTCTTCTTTGCCACTCTTTATCTATTTGTATATCATCAATACTGTTGAACTTAATCATCTATCCTCACTCCTTATTCTTAATAAACTCATCCATTGTCTTACCGAGTAAACTAACCATCGCTTCTCTCTTTTGCTTTGGTGTTGTGTTATCTTCCAACTCATTAAAGATTGGAATTGCACTTTCTAATTTCTGTTTATCGATACGCTCATTTACAAGGTCCTGTCCTTACATTGAAATGAATGTACCAATTACAACCGCTTGTTCTTGTTTAGTTAGTTTCATTTATCTCACTCCTTAATCAAAATAAAAGCACCCGAATGGATGCTTTTTTTTACAAATATTTATTTATGCTTCAATTGTGGTACGTGAAGTTTTATTCTTTTTCCAATTACCTAATGTTTTGGTGCTCATCTGCGCCTACATTATTAAGGAACTGGAAGAAGAGCAAAAGCTCTTCTCCGTTTACACAACAGGTTTTGACTTTGGCTTTAAAAACAAGAAACAACACCTCATTCAATCCTCAACCATCACCCATAGCCTAACGATCCATTTGAATTATAAAGGAACGTGAAAAATGTTTTCCGCCACTTCTCACAATACAAATATACCACGTTGATTCCAAAACAACCGGCACATTTCCTGCCAAAAAGCGGTCACGACTCTGCCATGTTTTTAACGTTAAGCATCCTTTACATTAAAATCCCTTAATACTAAGGTGGATTTGAGTAATTGGAATAACTTTAATATATCTTCCTTAGTGATAGAGTCATAATCATGGTATCCATGCGCTATTGAATTTCGGTTAAGTTCTTGACATAAATCCTTCGGAATACCTACAAATATTTTTCCTATCATCCGAAGTACAGATAGTGAAAAAACTTTAATATACTGTTCTTGTTCTATATCAATGTAATTTTCAGGTTTAATAGTCGCGACCCTATACCTTTCTGGCTTTTGTCTGACTGATACCAGATTAGTATTTATTTTACCGTCACTCCAAGTTGCAATAACGTGTTCAAATGCAGCAAATAACGGCATAACACACAATTTATATAATCCTCCTTTATACGCTTCATAAGTTTCCTTAATTAAAGTTTCATGAAGTTCATAAATAGGATCTCGTGTTATAACTTCTACATAAGTTTCGAGATTCTGATTTATATATTCTAATATATCTTGAGTTACCTTTTCGCCTTCAAGAGCGTCAAAGATTTCCATATCTAGACACAAAAACTCCTTTTCTAGTTCCTGCAATAAATGATCAATTCTTTTTAATTTTTTTGCTATTCTAGCATCAATTGCTTCCCAATCGATGCTGTCCATCATTTCTTTAATATTTGCGTTAAACTCATTAAAGATTTGTGAATTATTTATGCTCTGTTTTAATGCACGCTGCGCAATTTGTTGCATTAATTCGAAATTAGTTTTATATGTACTCTGTTTTAATGCATTCTCAGCACGCTGCGCAATTTGTTGCATTACTTCAGAGTCAGTTTTATATGTACTCTGTTTTAATGCATTCTGAGCATTTTGAGCAATTTGTTGCATTAACTCAAAATTAGTTTTATATGTACTCTGTTTTAATGCATTCTCAGCACGCTGCGCAATTTGTTGCATTACTTTAGAATTAGTTTTATATGTACTCTGAATGGTTTTGTTCAGTTTATCTACAGATTGATTAAATGCAAGTATATCTTGCAAGGGGTTCGTTATATTTTGTTGTAGTTCCTTAAACTCAAACTTATTATTTTTCAACTCTTCTAACACCCTTTTCTTTTTAATTTCAAGTTCTCTTTTTCTATATCCCTCTTCCATTTATGACACTCCCTTCCATATTTGACATTCTATCATTAACATAAAACAAAGTAGACACCCTCTCTGTGCAAGTTACCCATATCTTATATTGTGTGTAACTGACCCCTTCGCCAAATCCCTTGATATCATTGACTTAATTAAACTTTCCCTTTTGAGTTACACAGTATGAAATTTATGAGTAACTGTATAGATTCAAAAAGAAAAAGCAATGCTTAGATTTTAAATCTAGTCATTGCTTTATCCATTGCATCTTGATTTACCCCTATATAACGTAATGTGACCTTCTCTGACGAGTGATTGAATATCTCCATGAGTAATGCTATGTTTTTCGTTTGCATGTACATATGATAGCCATACGTCTTTCTCAGCGTATGTGTTCCTATTTCGTCTAATCCAAACTCTGCCGCTGCTCCACTTAATATCTTATATGCCATACTACGACCGATTGGACGATTTCTACCTTGTCTACTTTTCAATAGGTACTCATTATCTTCTCTTTCTTCAATAAACCATTTGAGTTCTCTTTTCAATGCTGCAGTAATTTGTATTCGTTTCTGTTTCCCTGTCTTCTTTTCTCTCATAGATATATGACTACCTTTGACATCTCCTACCTTCAATTTCAAAATGTCCGAGATTCTTAAGCCTGTATTGATTCCCATAATGAAGAGAATGTAATTACGTAAGCTCTTCTCCTTAAAATAATCCTTTAGCTGCTGTATTTGCTCTGGATCACGTATTGGCTGAACAAAATTCATTATTCATTACCTCCAGTTTCTTCAGTCTCATACACTTCTAATCTAAGAGCAAACGCAAGTTTATAAAACACTCTAGCCTTAACACGTCGATAAGTACGCTCACTCATGCCGATTTCGTTATATACCATATAATCACATACATCTTCATCTTCTAAATAACGCTTAATGATGATGTTTCTTTGATCCTTTCCTGCACGTCCGTTACCCAAACGACTAAGAAACTGGTCAATACGAAATGATGTTTGCTTAATCCACTCTTCTCGTTTACTTTGTTGAATGTTAGCCATCGCTACATCTTCTAATGGCTTTCCTACATCATTTGTAGGTCCATGATATCTAATTTCATAAGAAGGAGTGACTTTCATTTCTTCACGCATCATTCCAAACTGTCTATATAAACGTACACTTTCGAGAACACCTTCTAATTTTTTCTGCGTTGCTACTCTATCGATTTTTGGTAAGAAAGATAATTGTTTAGTCATGTAAGACCACTCCTTTTTATTATTAAATTACTTTTGTCTTAATGCTCCACGTCTGCGTTCATAACGCGGTCCACGAATCCCCATTAAACCCTCTATATCACGCGTACTTAATTTCTCTTTTTTTCTTTTCTTATTTTTCTTCTTTCCTTGTTTTGATTGCTTTTTCCACTCACGTAATTGATCTCTTAGCACCTTCATTTCCCCATCTCCCCTTTTTCAAAATAAAAAGGACACCTATTCCTAAAACAGCTGTAATTGCTGCTTTAATGAATTGGTGTCCTCTAGTTTTCTAGCCGGACTATATTTATTTACTTTTAGCCTTCTTACTTCCCTTATAAAATCCATATTTATGATCTACTTCTGAAATCAAAATTATAAGTGCCATAATGATTCCCGCTTGTATGAAGCTTTTTGTATTACTAAAGGTTATAAACATTATGATTAAGTAAAGAGCCCAATACATTCCAAAAAACTGTTTACCATTCATTTTCTATTCCTCCAGTATTGCTATTTTATAATTCCAGCTTGTACAAAGATGTTTCTCCAAGCTTTATTAACTTGATACTTCTCCACTTCTTTTGTGCGACGAGCAATTGCTTTTCTAATTTTTCTTTTCTTCAAAGCTTTCATTCTCCCAACCTCGCTTTAAAAGGATTATTTTGTTAAAAAATTTATTTCGATTTATAATCGCTATCTTTTTCTTTAATTTTCCAGTAAAATCAAATGTAAATATTTTAATTACATAGGAGAAAGCAATGAAACATAACATTAATCTATGGTCCTTTATTTTTTCTTTTATTTGCATTGGTTTATTCCTCTTATATCTTGAAATTGGTTCGATAGCCTCATCTGAAACGAAATTGTTTATTATGAATTCACTACCTATCCATCCTTTATTTTTTTTACTAGTTTTAACAATAGGAACTTTTTTTGCTGGTATGAAAGGATTTTCTAAAATAGATAATTGGGTTGCTATGCTTAGAAGCATAGCGACAGTTCTACTAACACTTTTATTATCAGTGTTTTTAACACTAACTTTGATTGTTGGCTATGCATTAAGTTAATCGTAGTTCTTTATGAATAAAAATCAATATTCCGTCAATACTGTAGACAACCCATTTCGAACCATATTCCATGATTGGAGCGGTTAGCTTTTGCTAGCTGCTCTTTTTACTATACAGGTACCCATTTACTTTAAAATGAATATACTATCTTGAATCTCACTTTCCAGACATCCCTTAGTTCATAATTCATAAATATAACCCTAATACACAGAATGTTTTTTAACGAGTAATTATACTAGATTGCTCGTTTTATTTTGTTGACTTTCTATAAAATTTTCATTGGATTATTTTCGCATAACATTCTCAACTCTGTTCATACTATGGTTGTAACTTGCAATTACGACAGAAACATTTGCTAAGCACCGTTTTCTTTTCTTAACAAGACAGCTAGCTGTTTTATTCACTTTATTTTGCTAAGATGCATACATTGTATAGAACGAAACTTTAAAATCATTTTAATGGAAATCCGTACTTTTCATTCAGCCTATTTCACTCCAAGAAAGAGCATTTTTCGAAGATGCTCTTTTTATTTGTGACAATTTCAAACAAAATTTCATATAATTTAATTAGTCCTTTCTTATAAATTGAGCTCGTCACTTGAATTATAAAAATGGGATCATACCTTATAACTTTTTTCAGGCTATTGCATATTTTATTTTTGAAGAAGTGCTCTGTTTTACTAAAAGGTGGTTGCGAAAACAACCGCCTTTTCATTTATGACAAAATGAAATTTTTATTTAACTTTCTTGCATAACATTTTCGCTTCGGCTCATACTATGGTTGTAATTCGCAATTACAACAGCAACATTTTCTTTTCTTACCAGGACAGCTAGCTAATCATGCTAGCTGTTTTATTGTATAAAATGAAGTTTTTGTTTTATTTCAGTCACACTTCTTAAAGACAAGCATATAGTATATTACCAATTGAAATTCCTTAAGAGTCTCCTCTTAAAGGCATTGACATAGAGCACATTCATGAATGTGCTCTATTCATTTGTAAAACAATTATCGAATAGCGTTTTTGTTTAAAATAACAGCACTAAATAAATTAGATACATTTACCAGTATGTTTAAAACAATATTCATGTTAAAATCCCATGTGAGTACGACATAACTCAACCTTACGAAGCCCTGCAACTCTTCCCGCGGGGCTTTTTTTATTTAAATTAACGATTTTATTAAAACTTTTTCACCTTTTAACTGGCCAAGCATATGTTATTGTATAGGGCACTCCAGTCCATACGTTCAAACCTTTTAGTCTAGAAGCACACTTATATGTGTGCTCTTTTTTTATTTACTTTCAAATAACAATTTGATTTAAACTTGCACATAAACTAAAAACATACATAAGATTTAATTGCCGATACTTTTTAATATTAATTTTGGTCAAAGAGCGCTATCCCGTGCGCTCTTTTTTCTGTTGAAATAAAGATTTGATTCAAACTTGCACATAAACTAAAAACACACATAAGATTTAATTGCCGATACTTTTCAATAGAAATCCTGATCTAAGAGCGCTTGGAAAAGCGCTCTTTTTATTTAACAGACATTTTTCTTGAGATAATCATATATACTGTACTGTGAACTGAATCCACCAGTTCTATTTATCCTCATAATATCCGTGTTGCCTATGGAACACTGTTAAATAGTGTTCTTTTTTTGTGCCTAAATAAGGATTTTGTTATGTTTTAACTATCTTTAAAGCCCTTCCGACCTGCCTAATATTAAGAATGGTATACGGCATCGTGTAATTTTTCTTTTCTAGAAATCCTTTCATTTTCTCATAGGTTTCGTCTTCATTCGACACGCCTTGTATATCTATAACAAACTCTTTATTATTTGCCTTTTCCCTAAGAACCACCGACCAGACATCACCTTCACTAACCTTATAGAACCAATTATCTTGACGATACTCATACCTATTACCATCCTGCTTATATTTGTAATCTGCATATTCCAAACCGCATTCCCCACAATGAGGACAATACGCTACGTCCATTAACTCCGACATAACCGTGACTACAAATTCCATTTCACACCAACCACATACCAAATGTAGTTTTATCCGTCCATGTATCGCTTCTTTTTTTGTAATTTCAATATCATCATTACTTATATCAGTATTTTCAACCGTGATATGCACTTTTAGATCAGTATAAGCCCACTCCATTTTATTAATCTTACTGACTGTCACTTGCTGCCCTTTATGCGTATATGTTTTACCTACATACGGTAATTCCTGATTATACGGTCTAATTGTAATAGTGGTATCAAAGGAGCTCACTACAATCCCCTCCTTTCTCTAAAATAAGAATTTTGTTTAAAAATTAATTAAATTCTCCATCCTGGTGCATTCTATAACTAAAAGGACTAATCATGAAAACCTTAAAATACACCGCTCTTACTATCGGATGGATCACATTAATATCTTTTTGGTATGCTATATTCTTTTTGTAATTATCTCTTTGCCGTACTTTTAGTTTTTTCATTACAAATTATCACCATTAGGCAAAAATGACATATATTATTTATGGATTGTTATTCATAATTTTGGGCGGAGCACCCTGGTCAGGTGCTCTTTTTTATTGCTGATCAAATAACTATTTTATTAAATTTTACATATGTAATCGCTTTCCTATTCACTTGGTAACCTTCATTTCCTATAATTACAATATCCTCCTAGTAACTAAGTATTGATTATATATGCTATATGAACACCTCAATTTTATTGGCATATACTTTGAAGGAAAAACATTTTAAATTAAACATATACCTACAAATACCTTAAACTCAGTTGTTAATAATTTATCAAAACTTACCTAACATTTAAATTTTTAAAAGGAGGTATTTATGAGATATAATCGAAAATCAAATTCTTGTGATAAGTTTCAGCAACCCTGCTTTATTTCTATATCCCCTTGTGATCAAAGTAATTGCTGTACACCTGTTTTTTTCTCAAATTCTCAACAACAAGAATTATTGCAAATAATAAATCAATTAAATCAAGCTATCCTTTCTTTTTTCACAACACCAAATCCAACAACTATACAAATACTCCAGTCAGCATTACAGACATTAAATGATTTATTAATAGCGGTACAACCAAATGCACCAAATAGAAATTTAGTTATAAGAACTATAAACCAATTAATCACTTCCTTACCTACTGCATCTCTTACTCAAATTTCAGCATTATTTCAATTTCTCTTTCAAAATTTATCTTCACTTATTAGTTGTTCAAATATATCGGATCCATTGTTACAGCAAACATTCAACTTAATTTTGCAAGGAATATTGAATAGTTCGCTATTAAATAATATCGGAACACCGGGGCCGACTGGAGCGACAGGACCTAGAGGATTTCCAGGACCTAGAGGAGCTCAGGGACCTCAAGGTGTGCAGGGAATTCAGGGACCAGAAGGGCCAGAAGGACCTCAAGGACCTCAAGGTGTGCAAGGAATTCAGGGACCAGAAGGACCAGAAGGGCCAGAAGGACCTCAAGGCGTAGAAGGAATTCAGGGACCAGAAGGGCCAGAAGGACCTCAAGGACCTCAAGGTGTGCAGGGAATTCAAGGACCGCCTGGACCACCGGGGCCGACTGGTTCCGGAACTGGAATGGGAATTCCTGGACCACCTGGACCGACTGGACCTCAGGGTATACAAGGGATTCAGGGACCAGAAGGACCAGAAGGGCCAACTGGACCTCAAGGTGTGCAAGGAATTCAGGGGCCAGAAGGACTCGAAGGGCCGACTGGACCTCAGGGTATACAAGGAATTCAGGGACCAGAAGGACCAGAAGGGCCGACTGGACCTCAAGGTGTGCAAGGAATTCAGGGGCCGGAAGGACCACCTGGACCGACTGGAGATTGTGAGTGTCCACCGGGGCCGACTGGACCGACTGGACCGACTGGGCCAACGGGACCTGCATGTAATTTCCTAGTATATGCCACAAATGCAGGAACCATAGATGATCCTACAAATGATACAGTATCTGTGATTAACACCGGAACAAATACAGTAGTTGATACAATTACTGTAGGTAATGCACCTCTTGAAGTAACAGTTTCACCCAATGGAGCTCGTGCTTATGTTACTAATATTTTTTCTGATACCGTTTCCGTTATTGATACTGCTACCAATACAGTTATTGCTACCATTCCTGTTGGAGCTGATCCAATTGGCGTAGCTGTTTCTCCAAATAACACAACTGTTTATGTTGGAAACCACGCGAGTAATGACGTTTCTGTTATTAATGCCGTTACTAACACGGTTATTGATACCATCCCTGTTGGTATCGCCCCGCAAGGAATCACTGTTTCCCCAAATGGAGCCCTTGCATATGTTGCAAACGAATTAAGCAACACAATTTCTGTTATTAATACTGCTACCAACACAGTTATCGCTACCATCCCCGTTGGCATTCGCCCTAGAATAATCGTGTTCACACTAAATGGTACTCGTGCATATGTCACGAATCAAAACAGCAATACGGTTTCTGTTATTAACACCGCTACCAATGCAGTTATTGATACAATTAACGTAGGTACCGAACCTGTTGGTATAGATATTACACCGGGTGGAAATCTTATTTACGTTGTAAATAAAGTAAGCAATAATGTATCGGTAATAAATGTGGCGACAAATACTGTGATTGATACAATTTCTGTTGGTTTATCCCCTGATCAAGTAACCATCATACCTGATGGCACTCGTGCTTATGTTACAAATCAAGCTAGTAATACTGTTTCCGTTATTGATATTGCTACGAATACTGTTATCACTAATGTCCCAGTAGGTGTCGCTCCAACCGGAATAGCTACTGGAACTATTTGTGAATAAAATAAAGAAATGAAAGTCACAGATAGTTTTTATTAATATCGATAGTATCTGATATTCTTTCTTTAACTATGTTCAAACAACCAGAATAAACCTCTATATTCTATCAATCTTCACTTCTGTTTTGTCTTAAAGAACCTGCCGAGCAGCTAGCTGTTGTTAGCTGCTCTTTTTCTATAAAATTCAAATTTGATTATAATAACTGTGTTTTTCTTTCTTCCATACGAATTACTTTTCCGCTTTGATATATAAATGATTGTTCACCAAATCCACCTTGAGGTGGTTCTATTAGTTGCACCTGACCATTTTTAACAATATATATTCCATTTGTTTTCAAATCTATTTCAGCTGTCATTTCAACAAAATTTTCTTTTCTAATTCCCACCAAAATCACTCCCATATGTTATAATTACTTTGTCGGAGTAAGTTGAGAGTGATCTCAGCTTTTTTTATTTGCCTACAAATATTGCACAACATTTTCTGGAACAAATGATTGTTCCAGCGATAAATGGAGCCGTATTGGAATCGGCTTTTTTTCATCTCTTGCTCGCTTACACAGTTCTTCAGCTTCTTCCCAAACAAATTGTTTATCCTCCGCTCGCTTATAGCGCCAAATTCCAATTGTGTAATCTTCAAACAACTCATAACGTTCATCAGGCGCTGTCGTTGGTTTTAATTCATCAATCGCCTTGGCTTGACGTGGTATTTGCACAACCACATCTGCATACCGTAATTTCGAATTCAAACGGTGAATATGAGCTTTCTTAGGATCAAATGATACAACTGGCTCCACGTCAAAAATTGTTAATTGCTTTGGCATTGTTTTTCCCCTCCAATACCTGCAAGCTTGCAATTAAAATTCCTTCAAGCTGCGTTAACGTTAGTTGATCTAATGTTTGTCCATTAATTTCAGTTAATCCTAACCCCAATAATTTACGAATGATTATTAGTTTTCTACGTTCTACTTCCTGACGTAACAACATGATTAAGCCTCCTGTTGATGATTGAACTTTCTCTCTAAATTTACAAACTTACTAAATTCTTTAATGAATGCTAGTTCAACAACACCAACTGGACCATTTCGCTGTTTCGCTAAAATAATTTCCGTTATGTTTTTATTTTCTGTCTCGCGGTCATAGTAATCCTCACGGTATAAGAATGCTATTAAATCCGCATCTTGCTCAATTTGACCATTCTCACGTAAATCTGATAGCAATGGTCTCTTATCTTGTCTACTTTCTACAGCACGACTTAACTGTGATAATGCAACTACACATACATTTAGCTCTCTTGCCATCACTTTTAACTTACGACTAATCTCACCGATTTCTTGCATGCGGTTCCCTCTATGCTTTGGATCCCCTACAATAAGCTGCAAGTAATCAATTGCAATTAAAACCTTTTTATCAGGGTACTTACGCTTTAATTTCCTAGCCTTTGCATAAATCTCTTGCATCGTTATATTTGCTTTATCGTAAATTTCTAATGGCAAATCATTAATTAACCCCATCGCTTGACTAATCTTTTCCCAATCCTTTAAATTACATAACTTCTTAGGATTCTTTAATTTCGTAGCGTCTATATTTCCCGTACTTGAAATCATCCTCTTAAGTAGCTGTTCCTCTCCCATTTCGAGTGAGAAGATTCCAGTTGCTGTATGAGCACTTGCCGCATGAAAAGCAACGTTTAATACAAATGCTGTTTTCCCCATTGAAGGGCGGGCACCAATAATAATTAAATCGCCTTCTTGTAACCCTGCTGTCATTCTGTTCAAGTCGTCATAACCAGTTGGAATGCCGGTTAAATCTCCTACATCAATTTGCATTTTTTTATACAGATCAACAAGCGTATCTTTCAAGTTAAATTCATCTGAGTAACCCGTTTCTTCAATGGCGCTTAATTCATCAATTGATGTACTAATAGCACTCATATCCCTATCTTGCTGAAGGCGATTATATAAGTTACCAGCAACCTCCTGAGCATGTCGCATTTTCCAAGCTTCGATAACTAAACCTTCGTGATACGAGAAATTTTTAGTAGTCGTAACAACTTCTGTTAAGTTTACAAAGAATTCAATTCCGCCAATTTGATGCATAAAGCTTTCATCGAATTTTCCAATGAGAGCAACAAGATCTATCGGGACCTCAGCATCCTCTAATTCTCTCATTGCCTTGAAAATCACTTGGTGCGTTGGTAAAGAAAACTGTTTTGCCTTTAGCTGACAATCTTTAATTAAATCGCCTTCTTGGATTATGCTACCTAAAACACTTTGTTCAGCTTCAACATTGCGAATCATATCGTTACTCATTTGGCCAACCACGCATTCTGTTGGTTAAGTACTGCAAGTTCTTCTTCTGTTGGAATGTTCTGCTCCCACGCTTGTTGCTGCTGTATTACGTTTTTAGTAGATTCCGATAGACCTTTTTGTTGATCAGGTGCTTTTGTCTGTTGCTGCGCTTTTGTTAATCTCTGAGCACGAAATGCTTTATCAGCTGCCTCAACATCAGTTACTGTTTTAAAGCCTTTAAGATGCCAATCTCTTAAGATCGTATTTACGTAAGACATGTTTCTCGTATTCTTCTCTAAAGCAATCTCCATAGCCTTAATAACTAGCTCTGCATTTAAATCATCTATCCAAGCATAAATTCCATCTGCGATAAAAGGTGTAATCAGTCCGAAGTTTTGTTCGTAAAAAGAAATTGGATTAACCTCAACAACTTCTTCCGCGCCTGCGCGTTCTTCTTGTTGTTGTTCTTTTTCTTCTTCTTTTTCTTTTTCTTCTTCCTTGCTAGGGTCTTGGAAGCCCCTTATAAGCCCCTCCAAACGGACTGATAAATACTCCTTAATACGAGGGATTTTAAAATCTTGCTCTTTTTCTAATTGCAAACAAGTTTCATAGAAATCAACTAAAAAATCCTGGTCCTTCACAGATTGAATCTCTTTTAAGACACACTTTTCAATGTTTACATTTTTAATTGGATTGAATTTTAACCAGTTGATTAAGAACAGCTCTTTTGTTTTTTGGTTGTAATTAATTTTTCCGTATTCAGCAAAACGTTCTAATAGCTTCATAACAGTTTCACGGTTATATCCTGTATCAGTTTCAATGATACGGAGTGGAAGCTCATAGATTCCAGATTGAGACGTCTTACTATTTGTCATCAAATATAAGTAGAAATACTTCTCCTCCGGTGTAAGATCTAAAACAAATGAATCCTGCCAAAATGAAACATGTACTGGTCTATAAACTGCCATATTATTCATCCTCCCGTTTACATATCGCGAATCCGTCCTCTACACGTAATAAGCGATAATTCTTGTATCCTATTTTGAGATATTGTTTTACTAAGTAAATTAGGTGTTGCTCTGATGTTGCTCTGATGTTGCTTGTTGAAACACTTTAGGATTCAGCAACACTCTATGTAATGATTTGTCTAAAAGCATGTAGCACACTCCATTGTTATACAAATGCTAATTTGATATAATTAATCCTAAGATCTTTTGCAAGACCATTTTTCTATCACTCTGCCAAGTGATAGACTTTTTTTATTTTCTACGTGTTACTAATGAAACGTTAACTCCTCTTGCTCTTAAATCTTTAATCACTACACGATAACTCATCGATGCCTCATGTTCCTTTTTTGTATCACGAAGCATTTTAAATTCCCTTATACATCGCTCCAGCTCTTCTTCCCAGTGATTTGATTCTTCGGTTGATTCTGCATTAAACATGTTATGAATACATTCACTCATACAGTTACGAAGTTTATTCGCAAATGAAAAATCCCCAGGAAGAACTAAATCATGAAGACGATTGTTTTTATCGTTCATGAATTACATCTCCTTTCTAATTAATTTGATGCTGTACGCATCGTTACAACCAGAAAGGAACATTGTAGAGGTATGGGAGGAACAATCCCTTTCTGGTCATAACGACAAGCACAGTGGCTTGTCCAAATGATTTATATAATGTTATAATTGCTTTACGATATTTTTCAGAGCTACTGTTGTCTAGGCGGTAGCTTTTTTATTTACCCATTTATGCTTTAAAATAAATGATGCTTCTATAATTTTGATTCGAATCCCCAACAATTTCTTCTCTTGCTTTAACTCAACTGTTTTTGAATCCTCATTAAGTAACTCTGCTATTTTTATTTCCCCAGTTAGCTTTGCGTCATATCGAATTAATTCCTTATATTCTTTTAAGCTAGGTTTCTTATAATCTACTGTCATTTTCTTTCCTCCTCTACAGCACCCTTGTTAAATTCATTAAGCTATCCACCGATTGAATAATAACGTTTTCCGCCATAGCCTTTTGCAACCAACTTCTTTGTATTTGTTCCATAATGCCAAAATGAACTTGCTCAAGAGCTTGCACTACACATTGAGTAGCTTGGATTGTATCAAAGATTTCTTTTGCATAAACTGCGTATTCATGTGTCTTTTTTTCATCATGCTTCCATGACCTTGTTGTAACTTGTAAGTTCATGATTTCCTTTGCTGCCGCAATTCCCTCTTCAGCTTGCTTAATATAGTTCATCAATTGTAGATTTACATCTTGAGTTAAACGTGGATCTGTAGGCGGTAACCCAACACCATAAATATGTTTGATTGCTTGTTGATTTAACCTTGCTCCTGTTGCATGGCACCAATCCATCGCAAGTTCAAATTCTGGTTTAGAAAGTCCAGATTCAATACGGGTTAATCTTTCATGTGTAATACCAAGGTACTTAGATAGCCCTTTCTTTGTTTTCAGCTGAACGTTGTCACAACATTCTCTAGCATTCTGTAATAATTCTCCTATTGCTGAATTGCAGTATATGCTTGTTCCCATATCTGTTCGCCTCCATATTTAGTTTTCAAATGGTTACAATGAACTTAGTACATATGTAACTTGTCTACTTTTCTTATAAAAAGAGAGGAACTATTCCTCAACATTTTCTTTTACTTGTATTTCTTTGATGATGGCCCAACCAGCCTTGTAATATGCTTGACGGATTTTATCAATATCCTTTTGTGATTTTGGCTCTGGAGCCACAACATGGACTTTCGTTTTTCCAAATTCATAAGTCGCCGCATATTCTTCTTGTTGGCTCATGGTGTCACCTCTTGAAGTGCTTTTTATATGTTTATGCGACTGGTCTGTTGGTACTGCCATGTTAGTTGGTGGCATTTTCTCACCTGCTTTCCATCTATTAAGTATAAGATTCTTGTACTCTTGTACATCAAATTAAATCCTTTACATCACTACCAAGAATAGTGGCTAATCTAATAGCCTTTTCAAGATTTGGATTACTATAACCATTTTCCCAATTACTTATTGTAGATTTTGTAACTTGCATTTTTTTTGCAAGATCTTGTTGCGTTAACTTACTTTTTTTCCTAGCTCTAATTAATTTAATATTTTTGTTCACTGTCTCGCTCCTTGTATAAGTATTTTGTACTTTTATTATATGTATAAGATTCTTGTACGTCAATACATTTGTACAATTATCTTGTACAAAGTTTTACAATCCATCTTTATAAGGTACAATATCTTTGTACTTTTTATTAACGGGAGGTGCTAAAAATGTTGAGACAAAGATTAAAAGAGATGCGTAAAACGCGTAAGCTCACTCAGCAAGGATTAGCCGATAAAGTAAATACCACTAAAGGCACCATTAGTAACTATGAGAATGGTCATAGCACTCCCTCAAACGAAATGCTAAAAGATTTAGCGAATGTTTTAGGAGTAACAACAGATTATCTATTAGGAAGAGAAGATGAATCAAGAGTGTCTAATACACTTCCTGATTTAAACAAAAAAGATACTCGTGATATCGCTCGTGACTTAGAAAAGACTTTAAAAGACTTAGAAAATAGCGAAGATGCTTTAATGTTTGATGGAGAACCAATAGACGAACATACAAAAGAAATGATTCGCATTTCTCTAGAAAACTCTATGCGCATGGCAAAACAATTAGCAAAACAAAAATTCACTCCAAACAAGTATAAAAAAGATTGA